CGTCTACCGCCGCAGCGTGGAAGCTCCGGCCGGCGTCCGGCTCCGGCTCCGGCTCGGGAAGCGCGGCCCGGTCGGCCTCAATTTCTTCCTCGGTGCGCTCTACAGCCTCCCCCTCCTCCAGCTTGTACCGGGGTATCCCGTCCATGGTGTAGACCGGCCCATCCAAATAGTTTCCCTGGGCGTGGTGATATTTGTCGCCGTAGCCTCGGTCAATCTCCGTGCCCCAGTCGGTGGAGACAAAGGCGGAGCTATTGACGGCGGTAATGCGGCCTTGCTCGTCTGTCTGAACATAGACGATGTATGGTTCGAGTGTGTAGTCCATGGTGGTCACCTCCTATAGTTCGGCGGAAAGTGTAATCTTGGCCGTGCTGTTATTACTTCGTAAGAGCTGGGTAGCTTGATTTGCTGGGCACCCAGACAATCCGTTGATTACCATGCTCACTGCGTTTGAGGACATCTGCTGGACGAAGAAATTTGATGCACCCGCTTCTACATTTATAAGTTGCCCACCGCCTCTCAGAAACCAATTCCCTGTGGATGCGCATGTCGGCATAATCCGCATCGTAGTAGGTGTTGGTATTGTGATTTCCGCCTCTGTTTCCGAAAAGAACGAACCAACCCCAATATTTGAAAACAATGTGTTGAATCCAGGCAAAACCAGTAGATACCTCTGGCACCGAGCCAGCTCCCCGGCATAATCCGGCGTCTCAAAGAGCTTCCAATTACTCTCCTCGTCCTGGTAAGCGAGGGTTTGGGTGGAGCCAAGCTCCAGCTTAGATGCTTGCAGGAGTACGCTGTTGCCTGCCGAGACGATAACGCTACAAAAAAACCTGTCCGCCGTATTGTCATAATTAAACTGGACAAATCCAAACGGTTTGATAATGTTTATGATATTTGTCCACGCACTCGGTTTTTCTTCCGGGGCAGACGTGGACATCGATAGCAGGTCTCCATCAACCAGTCCAGAGAGGCAAACTGTTTCTCCCAATAGACGGTCATTTGGAATGCCCAAAAATTGCATAAATTCCAGATTCCCTGTTGTAGCAGTTAAAGTGATTCCATCGCTGCCCAGGGTTGCAGTGCCTTCCCCACTCAGCTTCCATCTGTCTATGAATCCCCCTGAACCGGCATGGCTCGTCTCCCCCCTCTGGTTAATGGGGAACTGCCCGCCGCCCTGCTGGGAGCCGCCACCGGCGAAGTACCAGTTGTCCAGCAGGTTCCGACGGATGGCGATGTTCCTCTTCGCCAAACTCTCATTGTCCAGGAGGGCATCGATCTCCTCACCGCTGTATTTGCTGGTGTAGTATTCGGTTGGTTCTTCTGCCGCTTCTCTGGATGATAATTCCCGCTCAAGTGCCGCTACACGCTCCTCCAGAGTCAGTTCCATTTTCTCACCTCACACAATTAGCCGACGGCCAAGCTTGTCCAGAACAACGCGGCCATTTTTATCTTTCACTGGGCCGGAGACTATCTTTTGGGGAACGCCATAATACAAAATAATGCATCCATCCATTGAGCTTCCCCCGTTTCCTCCTGCTCCACCAGTTACAACTGAAGCCTTTTTTACAAAAATGTCGGCATCGCACCGAACAGTAAGATCTTCTGTTTTACTGTCTCCGCCTGCACGATTAGACCATTTTCGTTTATTGGTTACTGAAAGTCTTACCGATCCACATACTCCAGCGCCGCCACCACCGCTTCCACCGCTTCCGCCTGAACCATACGATGATGCATTCTCTCCATCTTTACCTTTTCCACCGCTTCCACCTCCATGTTGATATGCCTCCCCCTCTGCGTCTGCTCCATTAGATGAGCCTGCGCCAGAGCTTGGCCCTTTAAAATTTACATTGGCTTTGGTGGCTATTATTGCAGGGCCACCATTTTCTCCGTTTCCTCCTGCGCCACCGCCTCCCGCACCACCACAATCTGCCTCACAATTTGCCTCTGCATTAAACCAAAGAGTATTAATATTGCTTCCTGAGAATGTTTTTCTGTCAGAGTATTCTCTCTGGCTTATTCCTTCTCCGCCTTTTGCAGATCCAGCATCCTTGCCAGGCTCACCAGGGCCTCCACCATCTCCTCCATCCATTCCATCTTTTCCTGCTAAAGCATATGTTTCTCCTGTAACTGTATCAACATATCCAAGGTTATTTCGATTCCCACTGACAGACGAAAGCAATCCAAATGTTGTGACACTTTCCCCTCCATAGCCAGTTGCTTTGCCACAAGAATACGCTATTTTTTGACCGCCCACGACATCGAGCGATGACTGGAAAATTCTACCTCCAAGGCCACCAAGACCTTTCTTTCCACCTTTCCCTTCCGATTGGCTTCCAAGCGATACTGATGCTGTAGTCGAAACAAATGTATTTTCAGGTACAGAACTAGTGTTACTAGAGTAATCGCTAGCAGCTCTGGCAATATTACCAGATTCTCCATTCCCTCCGGGTTGGCCGCTTTGCCCACCATCAATCAAAACTGCTCTTACATATGTTGTCCCTTCAGGAACAGTCCACTCGCCTGCGCCTGTAAGAACTACACGGTTTTCGAGTAATTCAGTTTCCTCTATTTTTAATGGTACATATCCAACAAGCATCTCCGAACTTGATTTTAATGTGTTTGAGATGGTAATGTCTTCTTTTTCAATGCAAGCCGTAACTGGCTCTTTGTTATATGGGTCCCACGTTAACACACGGTTCCCCGTTGACTCCCCATTATAAACAACTGGTGCGTGGATAGATTGGGCATGCTTATAGTAATTTTTCATTCGATCCGCAACAGCCGCAGAGTTTGTGAGCGATACCAACGTAGCATTTTCGACCTTCTTTACATTTGGCTCTTTGGCTGAAACAATATCACGTATGATTTGGCTCTTGTTGTGCGTATACTTTGTTCCAGTAAGCTTCCCAGACCCAGATGTTAGTTTCGCGTAATTGGCCCCACTCTCTAAAATAGTAAAGCCAGATGCAGACAGGTCAAACACAGGGTCATCAAATGTAACAATTTTCCCTTCTTCTACAGACCCTTCAAAAAGTGTAGATGACTCACCAGATTTTATATATTGATGTTCCGTAACAATTACTTGGGTTACTTTGGCCGCGTTAGTGACGCTCGGGCCCTGATACATTCGGTCTAAACCAAGGTTCCCGCTAATTCCATCCCAAAGGGCCGCAATCCGAAGAACTCCATTTAGATCAGTTCGAATAGTTGCGCCAATTGCAAATAGAACCTGTGACAAGTTATCCCTTGCCGTAGCGATAGGTAACCAACCATACAATTTTATGTCTGCTAAATTTGTTTTTATCTCGTATGGTATTGTGCCGCATATGGAAGCAAGAAGTTCGGATGCAGTCTCGCCAGAGTAGATTCCTCCATAATGCTGATTTTCAGATAAAAGCCCAATTGCGCTTGTTGCAGATATCTTATATGTATTGGGCCCGTTCCGGTCAATGGATTTCACATAAAACACACCGGTCTGAACGTCATCATAAAAGTAGACAATCGGAGCGTTTCGTTCAAACTCTGTAATTGTTCTGTCCTCAGTTTCAATTACGACAGATAAGGTATTGGCTTCCAGAGAGGAAGATAGAAGAGATGTTGCAATATGAAGATTTCCGCTTTTAATTTTGTTGCCCTCAAAAACTCTGTCGCCATACACAATTTTGTTTTTGTTTGCCATCGCCTATCCTCACCTTTTACGGCTTGACCTGTGCGTCTATCGGGACAAAGCTTACCTCTATTTCTCCCCAATAATTTACGCTACCTTCTACCTTCTCCATGTCTTGAGATGCGCTAGTATAATACGCCTCGTAGGAGATGGTTGTCTGTCCGTCCGCAGCCTCCAACATAACGCTATCATCGACTGAGTGTTGGTACAGATAGTCCCAAAAGGTATCCAGACCTTCGTAATTGTCTCCTCTGCGAAACACTGTAATCTTATGTCCAAGATAGGTTCCAATAACATCACGTATCATTCGACCGGAAAGCACTCGGCCTGCATTATCTCCATCTAGTACATTGAAACTTCGATTATAAGTCGAAATTGCAACATCTGCGTCAAACTCAATGCCGTTCAATTTGATATAGCTCATTTAACCCTCCACCAAATTTACGCCGATACGCTGAACTTCGCTCTGAGTTGCTTGATAAGATACGCGACCAAGCACCTGCTTGTCGATTTCCAAGATAACTGTATTGGAGCCGCCGCCACCATATCGCTGCATCCCACGAGCAACAGCGGCTTCAATCTCAGATGTTGGAGCCTCTATATTTGTCCCGCTCTTTTGATCTCCCAGTACGGCGAGGAACTCTTTATTAGGCGGTATGACCGCGCCTTTTGCAAGGGCAGGAACGTCATCAATTGAAAGCCTTGGTACTGACATTCGGCCTAAGCCTGATCTGGCTGAATAAGAACTCCCCTTCGTACTGCCACTTCCAAGCTTAAGCGCTGTCCCCCCACCTAAAAGTGCAATCCCGGCCAGTATGAATAGAGGGTTTAATGTCATTGCACCAATAGCGACTAATGCAATCCCAGCAAGCAGCATTGCTGTAGATACCCATCCAGCCACCTCTTCAAGATGTAATGTTTCTACCCAACTACGAAACGTCCCGCTTTCATTCCCAACGACAAATCCAGCAATAAGGAGTGCGCATCCACCTAGAAACATAAGAATGTTCATAGTCATTAGACCGATTGCAACAAGCCCAATTCCTACAAGCAAAATTGCAATCGTTACATACTCCATTACTTTTTCAAGGCCTAATGTTTCAACCCAATCCTGCAAATGATCATCATTTATTGCGGCAACAATTCCGAGGCCGAGCACCACTGCACCAGCAATTAGCAAAATAAGATTTCCAGTAGCAGCCGCAATAGCTACCATTACGATGCCTACCAAAAGAATGGCGACAGATACCCATTGAACAACGGTTGTAAGTTTCAGTTTTTCCCACCATGCCATCAGTGTCTGTTCTCCAATTACTTCTGCTGTCACCCCTGCTCCTAGAAGAACTGCTCCAGCGATAACCATAAAGATATTCCCCATTGCCGCTCCAATACAGATGAGGGCAAATCCAGCTATTTGCATTGCAGCTGTTACATAGTCAAACGCGGAATCAAGTCCCAGCGTCTTTGCCCAAGATTCAAAAACTCCACTCTCACTCCCTACAAAGACGCCAGTTGCAATCAAAGCGATACCAGATATAACCATAAGAATATTCCCTAGTCCTGCGCCAATACAAATAAGGGCAAATCCAGCTATCAATAGAGCGGCAGTTATAAACTGGGCTGCTCTAGAAAGTCCAAGCGCTTCCGCCCAATCTTGCATCATTCCGCTTTGATATGCATAAGCCACAGCAACTCCGATCAAAGCTAGTCCAGCCACAACAAGTAAAATATTTACAGTTGAAGCTCCAATAGCAACCATGGCGATGCCGCCGAGTATAATTGCCAATAACACAAACTCTTGCACACTATTTAAACCAAGTGCATCAACCCAAGACTGTAATTGTTCATTTTCTCCTGAGAAATCAATGCCAGCTACAAGTAAAAGTAAACCAGAAAGAACCAGCACTAAACTCCCTATAGATGCTCCTATAGCTACAAGTGCAATACCACCTAGCATTAATGCAATTGGCACCCAAGCAGATACACTCGCCATCATTTCTTGGAGCCATCCGCTATTCATACCTTCTTGAAAGGCAGAAAAATCTGGCCCAATATCTTGATTAGAAGATTCACTTTTATTTCTGCTCCCCGAAAGCTGGTTGATTTCATCAAAAGAAGCGAGCGATTTCCCGGCCTCCTCAGCTGCTTCACCCGTTTTTTCAAGTGCTTCTGTTTCCTCATACAGATTTTCAGCGGAGTCCGCAGCTTTCTCTGCTGTTGTACCAAACAGCGCAGCAGTAATCCGGGCGGCCATTGAAATTATACGGGCCAACATATCGACAAAATTTGTAAATGCTGGTATAATGACCTCAATCATCGGTTGAGCGAGCGTCAGGAGAGCCCCTTTTAGGCGTGCAATAGACGCTCTAGCCTCGTCATTTGTTTTGATGACTTTCCCCATCCATTCACGGAACTTCGCAAGAGCTTGTGTAATGACCGTGAATATAAGCGCGCTTCTGATAACTTCACGCATACGAGAAGAAAACTTGCTTGCGCTCTTTTGCGCTCTATCTACTGATTTTGCCATTTTGGCGGCGGCAGGGCCGGACTTTGCCATGTTCTGCTGGAGCCCTCCGGCTTCCTCTTTTGCCAGGTTCAACTTTCCTTCTAAGCCAGAAATTTTGGAATCATAATCTGAAAGCGCTTTTTCAGCCTGCCTCCACTCTTTCTCAATTGCGTCAACCTTTTCTTGTTGCTTTTTCAATTTGGAATCGACCATAGGCCTATCAGAATAGGCACGCATATAGTCATCAGCGGACGAACCAGCTTTCATGGCGGCATTGATAGCATTCTGTTCGTCCTGGAGCATGGATAACTGCTTCCTGGCCTCCTCCAACTCCGCATTTACAACGTTGAGGTTTTCTACTAAAGGAAACCTCCCCTGCTTTTTGGACGTAAGTTGATCTTCAAGCGATTGGATTTTCTTAGCAAGCTGATTCAGCTCTTTTTGTGCTTTCTTATTGTCAATATTGGTTTCAATGACGATGGAGCCGTCAGCGGCCACATTAAACACCACCTTGATAGGAGAGATTTACATTGGAAGGGTACAAGGAAATCATTATTACAAGAGAAAAATCGCCGTGGGGATGCGCTGTCGACTTCACGGTGCTTTTGGATGATAAGGTGGTTGGGATTTTAAGAAACGGCGCAACCGTTTCTGCATACGCTCAAGACGGACCACATACGCTTTCGTTCCAAAAGGGGCGTAAAATCGACTGCTCAATTTCAATCCTCATATCGCCGGATGACACTGAAAAAGTTGTAAACACAGCAATATCTGGATCACACCTCGTAGTTGAGAGTGAATACGCAACAAACACACCAGAAACCGCTGTTTTCGATAGCGAGAACGCCCCAGAAAAAAGAAGCAGAAAAATTAAGGGAAATGTTGCCTTTGCGGCTGTGATTGTCGTTGCTATTATTGCCGCTGTATCTCTTACTTTTGGGGGGCGCACTAATAGACCGTCAAACGCTGGTTCAGACATTCTGGCCCAGTCTACGATCACGAAGACTAACTCGGAAGATGAGAATGATGATGCGGATATAAGCAATTTGATTTTTGGACCAGGCACATACACGGTTGGAACAGATATCCCAGCCGGTACTTATGACTGTGTAGCAGTTTCCGGGTTTGGTGTATTGCGCGGGGATGTAGCTTCTTTGGGAAACGTTGGTTTTGTTCAAACAATGGGAACTGCAACTTCGGAGATCGGCAACTACTCCGCCAATGTATCCGCGTCTAATTCTTACAGCAATCTAAAGGTTGAAAATGGAGATGTGCTGTATATAGAAATGACATTGAATGTTAAGTTTGTTCCAGCCTGATATTGAACCGCCCTTGGAGGGGCGGTTTCATTTTGCGCCCGTCCAGAGGTTGACGAGGTCATTCTCCGCCTCACTGTAGGTCTGCTTGATGTCGATAATGTCACGGTTCTTTCGGTAGAACTCCCTGTCAGACTTGTCCAGCGGCTTGCCCTTTGCCTTCTTGTCGCGGATGCGGACGATCTGGGCAAAGAGGCAGTCCCCTATTTCCGCATAGGCCGCGAGGATAGTCCACCAGTGGATGCCGCCCGTGTTGGTTTCGATGTCGTAGTCCACAGCGCGGGCTTCATAGCCCAGCACACGGTTGATAGGGGCAATGATGCGGGGGAAGTCCATAGGCCAGTCCACAAGGTGGGGGCCTTTCTGCTTCCGTGGCTCCTCGCCGCCGTTGATGAATCGAAAAACCTCTTTTATGGCCGCGTCATAGTCGGTCAGCTCGTCAAAATCCACATAGAAGATTTGGAGCACGTCAAGGGCCCGGTCTTCCTCGCTGGAATCGGGGTCGTTCATGGCCTCGAAAATGTCTAGGATAACCCGATAATCATAGCGGATAGCAAACTCCTGCCCGTCTATCTCCACGCTTTTTGGAAGTCCATAGCTCATGGCGTGCTCCTTTGATTACTTCTTCTGATACTTCTGGTATTTCGCTGTGTACTTGCTGATGCGCGGGTTAGTAAGCTTCTGCTCTCTGGTGAAAGTGGTATCAATCTCATCCATGACCGCCATCATCAAGTTGCACCAGACAGGGAGGCCGTTGGCAATGGCATAGACATTCATGCCGCCGAAGACAGACTCGCTCACAGGGGCCTCGAACACGCCGTCAATAATGCCGCGCATTTCAGCGTCCCGCTCTTTGGCAAACTCGAAGATTTCCTTCTTGTCCACCATCTTCTCGATCTGTGCTTTGTAGCTCTCCTGCTTCTTGTCCAGATCCTCAAAAGCGGAGTACAGCCGCTCAACGAAGTTGCTGTCAGTGGGGTTGAACGACACCTCGCACTTGCCATTCAAAGAATATGTAACAAGGCCGGAGTCAAAATTCAGTTCCTTCATAAGTTAAACCTCCACGGTTCCCGGTGTGAATTTCACAGTTCCATCACTAATCGATGCTGTACCAACAGTTCTAGTGCCGCCATATGTAACATCAATTGGCATCCCAATTGTGCCACCGCCTTCACCACCGAGCCCGGACGGCAAAATAGAGCATGAGGAGTATCTTTCAGCAAATACCGCTGTTCCGGCCGTCCCCGCATACAGATGGACAATAAGCATATCTTGATTCATCAAAGCGTTCACGTTCTGATCTTTGATAGCAAGGTTCCAGATTTTTTCCTGTGCTGCGTCATCTGCATCCAACTCACATGGGTCAAAGGTTTGTGTAATGGTTGGTTTCTTCCCGTTGGTATAGGTATTTCCAAAAATATCAACTTTGGTTTCTGTTTGCCAGTCGTATTCGGCTGAACTGTCCTCTACACGCTTACCGATTGGAGACCAAGTAGGCGTAGAGCTCTCTCCAGTGTTTAGGTAAGCAATTAACATTTCACGGCCTACGGTCTGGCCCGGCGTAGTATTAAAAGTCAAATCAGACTCAGGCATTGTTTTTCTCCTTTCAAACGCCAACTTCATATGTCAGTTTCATCAAAATCTGGTAGTCTTCATAACCGTCCTCATAAGCGGCAAATTTAGAGGATTGTGTGGTGGGCTCAACTCGGAGCGCCCGAATCTCGTCTCCCAAATCAGGAAGATTTTTTCTTGCCCAGTCACCGAAGTGGTTCAGTAGCTCGTCAGCCTCCAGGCGCTTGTCGTTGCTGCGCCCAGGCTTAATACGATAAATTAGTTTGAATTGGTACTCCGCCTGATAGCCGCCCAGGATGAACCGCTTTGTGATATAGGTCCCCTGGATGGTAGACAATGCCATACCGGTCTCGTCTCCCTGGTCAGCGGACAGAAACTCATATTTAATGATGTCCACCGGCTTTTCCGGGAAGGTATTGGCCCACACCAGCATGGAGCGGGAGATTTTATCCACTTCTTCTGTCGCCGCCAGCATGCGGGGTTTCTCTTTTTTCTCAGAGTTCACGTTTCACCGCCTTATCCGCCGTCCGAATCCAGTTATCCAAATTCTCGGCCTTGCTGGCTTCGAACCAATGGGATTGTGCCTGCGCATGTGATGCTGTATTAAATACAAGGTTTTTGTCAGTCAAGACCTTTGTTGTGCCCTTTGATGCATAACTGCTACCTGTAGCCGGGTCTACCATTAGTTTTCCAAAATATAAGTAGCGTGCATATGGGCCTGGGTAAATCACTTCTGAACCATCTACCCGCGTCCGTTTGTCCAATGATCCGGTAAGCATCGGAACATATGGTGATGTGTCCTTCCGCACCTGGAGTGCCACAGTATGCTCCGCTTTGGTGCACTCCTCATCCAACTTGTCCCTGATTGCTTCCAGCCCTTCGGCGCGGAAACTGAATTTCAGCATTAAACCCCACCAACTTCCCAGTGAGCCATTTCACCGCCGAAGTCCTTTTCATCGACTTTAGTAATATCGTACACACCGTCGTAGTCGGCCTCTATGGTCTCTACCGTCCATTCCGGGTGTATAGCCTCACCCTTGATGAAAAAACTATCACGGGCCACAGAGAGCGTCCATAGGTCGCTTTTATCATCTGCTTTCCAGAACTCGACTGGCCCGACATACCTTCTTTGGATGCCTGTCACACCGTCCAACGCCTCAACCGAAAATGGAATGTACAGGTTGACTGCATCCGCGCTTTCCAGCCCGCTCTTGGTTACATTGGAACCCTTAGAGGCATCCAGGAGGACTCCCCGTAGGACAGTGATGTGGTTCACTGTGGTCTCCTCAAAGGTGGAATGGTCCGTCTCAACGTAGGTGTTATAGACCGTCACAACATGGGGGAACATGTCCATAGCCGCACCCCCTTCCACGGTATAGAAGGCCCGTACCGGCTAAATACTGCGCTGCAACAGATGCAAGATGTGTTTGTGCCGACTGAGCCACTGCCGTGGCCTGCTGGGCACTTTCACCGCCGCTTCGGTAAGCTTTGGACCAGCTACCCACACTCTGGCTTTGCAACTCTCCGGCCTCTCCAGCATTTGCGGAGTTTTTAAGAGCATTCAGGGCCGCTTGCTGGGCAAGGTCGATGCTCTGGTACTGTTCTGCCACGGCGCAACAGGCCATTTTCAGTGCATCCAACTCGCTGTTTGAGGCCGCCCGCCCCTGCGTGTAGTAATCCAAGAAATAACTTGCACGCAGGGACAGACGAGGGAAGTCAGCCTTTTGGATAGTCTTGCCTAGATACGCAGCAGTGTAATACTCATAATCTGCGTAAGCCATCAGGCCGCCTCCTTACTTCTTCGCACGGGCTTTCGTCTTAGCCTGCGGCTCAAACGTCGCCCCAGTGAAACTAAATTTCGCTACGCTGGAATCATCAACAAGCACCTCGAAGGTGTCATCCTTGGTCACCTGGAAGACAATGTCCGCGTCAAACAGGATGTTTTCCTTTGTGGGAGAGCCATTTTTCTTGAAGGTCATCTGTGTTCCGGTCTTTGTCAGGTGAAACGGGAAATAATACCCGCTCTGCTCGTCCGGGGCGCTGCTGAACTCGGTGTAGTTGGTCACATAATGAAATGTGCCCGTTACAGCGCCGTTCGCATAGACCTTCAGGTCATCACCCACAAGCTCGGAAACCTGTTTCCCCAATAGGGTCTGACCGCTGGGGAATAGCGTTAAAGTGTCAGACCCTATTAACCCCCCGCCGGTGCGTAAACAGCAAAAGGGAAGGCGTTCTCATTGCCGACGTTGAAGGCGTTGATGGGATTTGGAATCTCCCAGCCCAGCCGCATGACGGCGCGGAGGGCCACCATGTCGTTCTGCATCAGGTTATAAAGGATATTGCCAGTGGTGGGATCTTGTACCACGCCGCTGTCGAAAATCTTGAAGGTCATATCCTGCCGAATGGCGTAGACCAGTTGGCTCCAGTCGCCCACGATAGCTAGGGATTCCTCCGGGTCGTAAGCACCGTTCACGGGGAAGTACATGCTCATGCCGTCCAGCGCGTAGCGGGTATCCCCCTGCATATCGGTCTTGAAAATGGGCTGACCGTTCTTATCCACAAGGCCGCGCAGCTTGGCGCGCATCTGGATAGCCGCCATTACGCCGTTGGGGATATAGCCGCTCTCCTCCACTTTGGCAATCACGCCGCCCTCGCCCATGATGTCCTTGAAAATGTCGCTGGTAGCGGTCACAACAGCGCTTGCGGTAGTGGCAGAAGGGACAAGGCCATCACGCCAAGAAGTCGGCTTGTCCGTGCCGTACAGAATAGCGGCGTCGATGACCTTTCCGAATGCCTCCTGGAGTCTAGGCCGAACCTCGCCCCAGATATCGTAATCGCTATCATCCAACACCGCTTCTGGAATGGGGACGATAACCGCGATTTCCTCAGCGTAAATTTTTTTCTTGTCCCAAGCCATGTTTGTGGTCTTTTTCAGCGAAGCCTTGGAGTCGGACGCTCCGGTGGTTGGCTCACCATTGACGAAGTAGGCGGTGGGCAGTGCGTCCAGAACATTGAGGGTCTGTGTCTTACTGGTCATGTTGGGCAGCCGACGGGCCATCCGCAGCACAGCGGACTCCGTTACGGCCCCCTGGATAATTTCACGGGTTACGGGCTCAGGGATAAGCCCAGAAAGTTTGCTTCTATCGATAATGTCAACTGCCATTTATGTTCTCCTTTCATTTCAGTGCGCCCCGGATCAGGGCGTTCATTACATCGTTTTCTCCTGTTTTTGTCTTCCCTCCGCCCACTGGAGCAGTCCAGTCAAAAGAAGTCTTCTTGCGGTCGGCGGTAAGCGCGTCCACGGCCTGCTCAAAGGTGGTCTTGTCGTCCACCATCTTCCCTGCCTTGAAAGCGATGAACTCCGCCTCCTCGCCGGTCAAGCCCTTTTTCAGGACATACAACTCACGCTTCAACTGGTCTCTCTCCGCTTCTGCGGTTGTCAGCTTTCCGGAGAGAGTATCCCTCTCGCCAGTCAGCTTGTCCCAGCGTTCTTTCTCTCCGGCCTGCCCGTCCTTCCAGGTGCGGTAGGCGGTCAGCTCTTCTTCGCTGGGCATACCCTTCATGGCTTTCGCAAGCCGCTTGCCGATCATGGCATCCACTTCCTCCTGCGTGAAGGTCTTCGCAGGGGCGGGCTCCGGCGCAGGGGCCTGGGTAGGATTATTGATAGGTTCGCTCATAGTAGTTACCTCCGTTTATTGTCAGGGCCGTCGCCCTGCGGTTTTACGCCTCTCGGCAAAACAAAAAGAGCCATCAACCACCGAGGAATCCTCGGAAACTGATGGCTCTTGGCTCACAGGCTCTTGGCTCTATGCGATATTTACTTCCATGTCGTGCTTACATGCCTTGCATCGAAACGGCATGTGCTCTACTTTGGTATCCGGTCGAACCGGGAAAAGAGCTTTCCCGCAGTACGGGCAGCAATACCATGTTTTCCCGTTAATTTCTTTTATCACGCGCTGCCCTCCACAACATACCACTTGCACTTCTCGCAGACTTCATTTGCTTTATCTACGTCAAACGGCTCTATTGCAAGCTCCATGTCCATCTCGTCCTCCCGAACTTCTTGGACCTCATAGCACTCTCCATATAGGATTTCTCGCCCAAAAAGAGGGCAAACGCATTTATCATTGTGATTTTTCGCCATATCATTTCCCCTCCAAATAGTCCCGATACTTCTTTCTCAGCTTTTCCGGGACCGCTGTTACAATCTTCCCGTCAACGCTTAAAACTACATAACCGCTATCTGCCAAGAATTTCAATGTATTCCGGTCAGTCTGATACAAAACTAACCTGCTGTTATTTATGATACTCTGCGACGCTTCAATCGTCAATGCAGATCTATCCGGTTTCATCGTAAGGTTATTTGCAAAGTGGTCTGTCACGCCGCTAATCTGCGGCGGGTCAAGCTGCACCTGATATTGTCTGGAAGAGAATTTACCGACAATTTTTATGTTCCCTTGATATGATTCCAGCCCGGAAAATTGTTTTATGCTGGTTAGCTCTTCCGGATATTGAACCTGCATTCTTTCTCTTTGTAACGGTAGCCCCGCCGCCTCGCTGAACGCCTTGTATTCCTGATTCAGTCTCCGGATACGGGTAGTCACCGCCTGGTAGTTCTCCGTCAGTCCTGCGGCCTTGTATGCGGTCTGTTCTCGCTTCAGCTTGCGGATAGTTCGCTCGACCTTCCGCTGTTTCTGTGTGGCCTCATAAGCTGTGTAGTGCTTTCCCTCAAAATCCACGTCGTGCCCATCGTCTATGTGAGCAAGTTCTTCGTCGGTATATGTTCGCTCCATCACACCATCCACAAAGGCAGTCCTGATATGTCGGCAGTTTGCACCCTCCAAGCCGTCCACATAGCCAAGCCCGCACACCTCATAAATGCTCGGATACTTGTCTACGGTCCTTACGGAGTACACCCGGCCCTGCCATGCCTTGTGGTTTTGCCAGCCGACACCCTTATCTCGTGCCCCGATGTGGGCGGACACTTCAAAATAAGGAGTTTCCAAATACTCTGCACTCTGCTCCGTGTACTTGGCACAAAGCTGAGACACCCCCGTCATCACCGCCCGGCGGGCTGCCACGTCGATATGGTCACGGGGGCCGCCCTCGTA